GCCGCTATCGGCTGGGTCGGGACTGTAGCTTCCACTATCGCGGGCGAGCCCCTGTTGCTGATTGGCTTCGTTATGGGCTTTATCGGCATGGGCATCGGTCTGTTTAAGCGCATGGCGCGCTAGAAGCAAAAAAAGCAAAGGGGGTGGCGGGGGAGCGTATGCCCCCCGCCACAGCCTTTGCCAGAAGAAAGGGAAAACAATGCAATACATATTTTTGATAGCTCTATTGTGGTATCTGATTGACCGCGCACGACACCCAAAACACCTACTAAAGCTAGATGTATATTTCGGCGTTCCCGGAAGCGGCAAAACCACGTTTGCGGCATATTTGGCGCGAAAATCCATGCGGGAAAGCATTGTTATTCGCCTGTGTAAACGCTTCCCGAACCGTTTTACACTGTGGATTTTGCGCGGTGAAAACTGGAAAAGGGAAATACCGGTATTATCTAATGTCCCCATAAAAGGGACGTATGAGCTTGACCCGGTAAATGATATCGGGAATGTAGACATATCCGATTGTAAAATGCTGATTGATGAAGCTGGTATAGAGTTTAACAATCGAAATCACAAGAGTTTTCCATTTCAAGCTATTCGCTTTTTCAAGCTCCACCGACACTACAGAACCTCAATAGATGTATTCAGCCAGTCCTATGATGATATGGAAATCACTCTTCGGCGACTGGCTCAAAACTATTACGTTGTCAAAAAATCTGCTATCCCTTTTCTGATTACTGTAAAAAAAGTCCATCGTAAAATTGGAGTAGACGACAAGACACATCAAATTATGGACATGTACAAATTCGGCTTCCCGGTCATTGGTACGCGCTGGATATTCTGCCCGCCCTTGTGGCGTATGTTTGATACCTATGACGCCCCGCAACTCCCGGTAAAAGAGTGGCACAAGTGGCACGACACAGACACCAGCACCACACTAGACGAGGACGCGACACCCTAACCCTTTATTTATCCCTTATCCCTTATGGCATCGCGTCCTAAAACACCCCCACAAGCGCGCACCGCAGCAAAGCGAGGAGCACAGCGGACGCTAACGCACGCCCTGCACAGACACGCACACAGCCCCCGGCAAGGCACGCACTGCCACCCTGCACACCTCACGAGTTGCGGCGGCATAACTGCCGCCACCGAATTTGTACAGAAAGGAGCGAACGCCATGACAAAGCAAGCCCGCCGTGCGTGGCTTGGCATCTGCGCTTTGTCCTTTGCATGGTCTTTTGGAATCCTCGCCGCTGTCGCGGCGGTCGCGGTCGTTTTGCTGGCTACCGGGTAGCCCGCCCTTACTTGATATATACCTCAGATTGCCATCAGTGCAAAGAGAAAGGACGTGAGGCCGTTGCTTTCGACTGCGCGCCGGGAAGTGGATTTGATGCAAAATGCAAAAATATCACTGTACCCGGACGGCAAGCACAAAATGCTGATATGCTCCCGCGCATTGTTTCGCCCGCCCGGCTGGGAGCCAGCCGAGGACAAGCCCAAAGAGCCAAAGCCGCAGACCAAAGGGACGGACGTCCGAGATGATAACGTGCTGCGCGCTATGCACACAGTGTACGATATCGCCCGACTAACCAAATTTGATTACTTTGTCACTTGGACGCTGGACAAGGAAAAGATTGACCGCTACAGCCCGGCAGAGGTATCAAAGAAGTTAAAAGTGTTTTTGCAGAACCAAGTACAACGCAGAAAATTACGGTATCTGGTTATACCCGAGCATCACAAAGACGGTGCTATCCATATGCACGGGCTTATCTCCGGCGATTTTGATTTTGAGGACAGCGGACGAAAGACGGATGCCGGGCAGATAATCTACAATATGCCGCAATGGTCTTATGGCTGGTCTACGGCTATCAAGCTGGACGGCAACACCGAGCGCATCAGCGGCTATATTACCAAGTATATCAGCAAAGACTTTCGAAAGATATTTGGCAATTTTTATTACGCCGGGGGCGTGGGATTAGTACGCCACCCGGAAACCATTTTAGCAGATGTAGAGTATCACGATTTTGAGGTTAAAGAGTATTCCAAGTTCGGCAAGGGTTACAAGTATGCGCAATGTGGTGATTTCGCAGACGATAACACCCGCCGTATTATGGATATTTTGGGAGGTTTGATTTAATTTCGTCTTTGCATATTTTGCGAAATGTGGTATTATGTGCGTGAGGTGGTTTTTGATGATTCGGCAGGACTGGACGAAGAAATTATTGGCAGAATATTTCTACGCGCAGATATGCCATGTTGAGAATTTGCAGGATGAAACCATCACAGCAATGCGCACAAAAAAAGGGCTTGTAATTTTATCAGATAAGTTACGCGCTTTGGAGATTGAAAAAAAAGTGCTTATGCAAGTCTGGTCTGATTTGCAACCGTTTGACATCTGAAAAAGCACGTAAGTATCAAAGAAAGGGAAGTTCTTTACTTCCTGTATGGTCTTAAAATCTAAAAGAAAGGGTGGTCTGCTGCTTACTAGAGGACGATTTCGCTAAAGCAGCGTTTTCTGAAAGGCTAAAAAGCACAAACCCGACCTGCTAACACAGGCCGGGCATAAGGATTACGCCCCAAAAATCACCCACAAAATTGCGTGTGCCTAGGAACACAAGCAAAGCTATTAGTTCCATATGCTAAACCTCCTTTCAGTGTTATTTTCCACATACAACACTTTAAGGTAGGGTTTAACCAAAACAAGGTCGGGAGAAATCCCGGCTTTTTTTGTGCGCAAAAATACAGATGCTCTCCGGGGTCTGGGGCGAAGCCCCAGCGTAGCCGCCCGCAGGGCGATAGCGCGAAGCGCTACCGCTTTGTAGATGCCCGAGAGGGCACACGGACGCAGACAAGCGCAAGGCGATTGTAGGGCATCTGGCGTGGGCTACAGCGCATCCCCTTGTAGCAACTCCTGCCCTCGGGGCAGGACAGGCGAAGCCAGTAGCCCCCGGAGCGCCGCCGAAAGCGCAAGCCGCTCCTTGGTGGCAAACAAGCGTAGCGCAGTGCCGCCGCCGATGGGCGGCTTGTGCTCGGCGGTCACCACCGCGCAGGGGGCTATTGCCGTTCTTGCCGTTCCTGCCGTCCAAGTCCGAGCAGCCAATCTGTACTAACATTCAAAAAGTCAGCGAGCTTAGCTAGTTTTTCGAGGTCTGGCTCTAGCTTGCCAGATTCATATTTTGAAAGAGTGCTTTGCGGAATTTTACATTCCGCGCATACATACTCTTGGGAGAATCCAGCATCATCACGTGCTTTTTTAATTCTTTCTGGGAAATTTTCTCTATACATGAAACTCTCTCCTTTCTATTCAATAATAGCATATTGCACAAGTAAAATTATTCATTTTTGGAATATTTATATCTTTCAAATATTGAATAATTGTGCTAGTATTATAGACAAATAAACCCCGCACAAAACCGGGGAAAAAAGGAGAAGCAAAAATGAGAGTAAAAGTAATTGGTAAACAAGTCGTGAGTTACACAAACAAAGCCGGGAAACAGGTAGATGGATTGAGCTTGTTTTATACCGCCCCCAAAAACGGCGTAATTGGTGAGTACTGTGATAATATCTGGGTCACCAAAGGCGGCGAACTGTACAACAAACTTATGGCAGTAGACACCAGCAAGCACATAATGATGGATGTTGTGTATGAAATGCTGCCCGGTTCTAGGTTTCCCACCCTTATAGATATCAAAATCAACGTGTAATGACACGCGAGATTACATACATTCGGGCGGTATCGTGTATGCAAAAGGAGCTACAGGCGGTTATTGATGCGGCAAAAGCTGGCTTAGGCGATAAATACAGTGCCAGCAAAAGCCGTGCAGAAATGCTGAAAGCTGTTGCTACAAAATGCCCCCCGCAAATGTGCTTTGATATCATGTATGGTCTTAAATTTTGATTATGGAGTGATTATATGAAGCGGTATATATGCCTACTCTTAGCGGTTGTGGTATGTATGCCGCTTTTCTCTATCCCTGCGGCGGCAGCTGGTACCCAGCATGTCGGCGACTTCATCGGGCAGAC